CCATAAAAACTCCCGATTAAAAAGTGTATGACACGCCAACATAGTCTTCCGCAAAATACGTCAGATCTACATAATCTTGCTGAACAATGATGCCGCTGTCCGTTGCAACTAGGGTTTCAGATTTGATTGCTTCGCTCGACAGAACCGCAGTCTCAGAAGCAAAGGCAACATTGGATATTGAGGTTGCAAATGTGTATGCAATTCCATCACCAGCGCCGAGCGCATCATTCATTGCTACGCCATCAGATAGAGCTTTGGCATAGCTAAACAACTGCGAGTCACCAGCGTTGATACTTTCAAGAACATCTTGCCCATTAAAAGAGAACGACTCACTATCTAAGATAGTTAGGTATTCATCAAACGCCCTGATGTAAATGCGCTCTACAAATATAGAGTCAGATGCTCCAAACTCATCAGACACAGCCTTTTCAACAGATCTAACTGCGTAGTCTGGAATAAAGAAGATGTTGTGTATCAGTGACTTTGAGAAATTCTTTGCCGCAGAATCTGTGAGCACCCCAACTTCGTTTGTTCGTAGACTAACTTGAGTTGCGAAGTTGAGTGCGTCTACTGCGCTATACGTGTCCGCAAGTGATTTGCCGACTGCATTTCTGGCGCTGTCAGCAAATGATATTGAGTCAGACGCAGAGGCTGAAAAACCAATGGCAACAATTTCTTGTTGGCTAAAAGAATCTGTCAGCGACTTCGAGAAGCTATATGCTTTTGAGTCTGCAAAAAACGCCTGCTCGGACAAGTACTTGAATGCACCACTGTTATCCAAGATTGCGGTGACTGCTGCATATGTATAAGCAACCTCAACAACCGGATATACATATTCCAATTCATCAACAATCGGCTGCACATAGGTGGTTGCAACAACGGCAACTATCCTAGTTTGCTCGACTGTTAAATAGGCCGTCACTTAGAAGTCCTCTCTGACCTTGAACTTCAATAGGTCATAGACAGTTTGAACTTGGCCATCAGAAAATGTGATCTCGATCTCGCCTTCATAGTCACCGGCATCGCCAGTCAGCATAGCTGGAGATGATGCTGGGTAGAAGACAACTTGGCCAGTCGATCCAGATGTCACAGATCCGGTAATGGTTGCTTGCAGTGTTGTGCTGCCTACGGGGCGAAACTTTAAAACAACCGCTGCATCAGTGATATTGATTGCGTTTCCGGTAGTCTCGTCAGTCACCGTACAGACGATGGCTGGTCGAGTGTCGCCTTGAACAAGTTTAATTTTATCTGTCATGGCTTCCTCAACTTAACTCGAAGATCTGATCGGACATTGCCTCGTACTGCCCTCTGCCTTGCGTCATTCATGCCGGAAACGAATCTGGCTTGGTTGTATGTCGCGGACTCAGCATTTGAGTAAGGCTTGCCGGGTGTGAGCATGAGTCTGGCTTTGGTTCCAAAACCAATCGTTTCGCTCCACAGCTCGAACAGAAAATCTTCTGTTTCTGTTGCTGTTCTCAGGGGGACGAGGGCCGCTCTCATTGTAATAGATGACGCATACCTTTGATCCGGAATTGGCAGGATTGTGAAGGTGTTCACGTCTTTCTGTGTGTAAGCGGCTGGAGGCCCCTTGCTGGCGTTGTAGCCAGAGATGGAGGATCGGTATGCGTCAGGCAAGCCGATGTCATCTGGAGCTACTGCTTCCATCTCCTGACCCAAGAACCAGACCTTCATGATCTTCTGAATCCGGTAGCCCTTGGGAGGCTCCAAATCGTAATCAGTAATGTTGGCCAGCGCGGTCAGCGGATCGAGCGTCTCCTGATGGATCAGACTCTTTTCGCAGAACTCAATGATTGTGTTCAAAAGTGCTCGTTTTGCCATATCGGCTGGGCAGCCGGGAACTTCTGGCAGGATCTCTGGAAGGTAAAGATCTAGTGATTTCATGAGATCCCCAAGAGAGTTGCCTTGAATTTCTGCAACAGAACAGATGATCGGCCATCGACGGTGAACTCGTCGTCCCGCAATTCTGCGCGGTGGACAACGTAGTCTACCAATGGGATCAGGTAATCATCAGAAATTGGCACAGTCGATGAGGCGGTATAGCTGGAAAAAGATGATGTCAGGTTTGACAGAAACAGATCTGGACGAACTCTTCGCGCCTCAATCAGAGCCGACTTGGCGTAACCTAACAACTGGGTCTCCGTATAGCGAACGTCAGGGTTCAGCTCCGATACTTCATCGTTGAGCAGGACTCTGGAGTCGTCAATCACATTCTGGAATGTTGCCATTTGTATTACCAAAGCACCTTTCTAGCCCAGTGGTTTGCACTGAACACATCATCCTTGGTGGGCTGGCCACTTTTATTTTTGATCCCTGCGGATCTCGCAAGATAGTTCTTGCGGCGTTCTGGATCTTTATGCTGTGTAAAGTCTTCCATGCCGCGATAGCCAAACTTCACGAGCTTTACCTCGTCACCCTTCTTGGCAAGCACCATCTTCTTTTGTTTTGCGCCAGCAGGAGCGTTCTTGGGCTTGTTAAATCCCTCGAACTCATGTCCACGATAGACGATCTTGCCGCCTTCTCGCTTAACGTCCTTGGCTTTCATGCTGTTTCCTTGTACAAGCGGAACTGGATTTCATCGCCCATAGCGACTTCATCATCCATTGGCTTCTTGGGCTTTGGCTTTGGCGGTTCATCTACCACAGCCTCATATCCAAGCTCCAACAACTTCTCATCATAAACGACAAGTCGTCCCGTGCGTATGTGGCGCATGAGCTTCATAAACTTCTCCAGAATCTAAAAAAGAGGGGAGCCGAAGCCCCCCTCAAGCTCGGCACTGCTTAAGCTTTGGAGACCAGAGCATTGACCAATGCTTCTGGCTTAGTCACTTTGTAGCCGTACACATTCAAACCACGGACGATGTTGCCGAAGGTTGATTGAGCGCGGATGGACTCGACGTTGTTCATCTGTGAAGCGAAGGAGATCGCGTCACGAGTGCCAGCCAAGATGTTCCATGCAGCCACGTCAGCAGCGCCGCCTGTGCCGCCGGTTGCACCGTCAGAACCCAAGTCGGTAGCGGTAGGCAAGCTGTTGGAGACATACAAGGTGAAGCGGTCAATCATGCCCAACTTGCCGTTACGCAGGATGGATTGATTGTCGCCAGTCAAGTAGGCTTGTTTCAAGTCAGAGTTCTTGATCATGGCAGCCATCCAAGATGGGATGACCAACCAGCGACCATTCTCAGGCACGTTCTGCTCGTCCAGCACTTGGCCCATGTCCAAAATCAAGTCCAACACGTTGGTCTTGCTGATAGCACGGGTAGCGCCAGTTGCGCCCAGATTGATGTTGCCAGAGATAGCACCAGCGGTTGCGCCTTTGTTGGCAGCAACAGCACCGGCTTTCACGCCATTCAACACGTCTGTGTCGATGGTGATCTTCATTTGCTCGGTGGCATCGTTGGTGAACATGTCCATCAACTTGACATCGGCCTGAACAGCATCAACGTCGTCCAACACTACGGAGAAGTATTGGCCTTTGTCGATGTTCAATTCCAGAGGGGTGGACTCAGGAACTTCGTTGGTCAGGTTTTGGCCTTTGACATACGAACGGATGGTGATGGTAGGGATGGAGCGAATGTAAACCTTGTCGCCTTGGCCCTTGATTTCGCCTTCCCAATCGTTGTTGGTGATTTCTGACAAGACGGTGGTCTTGTAGAACTTGGCTTGCAACTTGCCAGACCAAATTTCAGGAATGAACTTTGATGTGCCAGCAGTGCTGTACTGAGGATATGCACCAGAGATGAGTGCGGAAGGTGATGGAGATACGCCTAAAGACATGATGTTTCCTTAAAAAAAAGATTTGATTTGCGGGTCATCGGATACGACCCTCGATTGTTGCTGCCGAAATGTCAGCTTCAATGGCAATAGCGTCTGCGTCTGAAATAGATCCTCGACGCACCCTGTCATAGAACTCGGAGATTTCTCCGCGAGTCCAGATCTTCTTAGCCTGTGGAGACTGAGGAGCTTGGTTGACGGGTGGAACGATTTGCTGCTCCATCGACGTAGGGCTGCTTGCCGCCCACGATTGCGATGTCTTCTTGTACATGTTGAAGAATTTCGCTGCACGAACAGGATCGCGCTGGTTCTCGGCCTTGCTGAGTAACGACTGACGTGTCTCGCCTGTGAGTTCATCAACCTCGTCCAACCACTTCAGGAAGTTGTCGTTCGCGTTGAGAGCTTCCCAGTCGGGAACAATCTCAGTTAATGACTTGAAGAAGTTATCCGACACCACATTGGTCGTGACAGATTTGATTGAGTTAATCTCGTTTTGCAGTTTGGCGATGACGGAATCCTTCGAGGCAAGCTCTTCACGAGCGACCCGTCTGGCGACATCAATCAAACCTTCTCCGTATTGCTCAATCTCTTCTGGCTTAACCAGCAGTTCAGGAGGTTTCGCATTCTTCATCTCGTCGATTTGTTCTTCGAGAGTCTGAAGGCGATTCTTCAGGTCTTTGTTCTCAGATGCAAAGCGTGGAACTTCAGAGTTGTACTTCCCTTGCAGTACCTTGAATCGGTGTTCCCAACTGTCCTCTTGCGGAGGAGGAGGGGAGTCGTTCGGCACAGCGGGAGTTGCGGGCGTTTCAACCACGGGTGGCTGAGGCACTGGCTCTGGCTGATTCTGTTGCTTAACAAATTCTTCTTGCAGTTTGTTGGCGCGATCTTCTGCTTCAACTACTGCTCTTGGCAATGTAGACATCTTTTCTCCGTGAGCCGAGACGGTCACATTCGAGCCTCGCGGTGTTCGAGTGATTCGTTCGGTGTTCAACGGCTGCTGGAAAAGGCCAGCACCTGTTGCAGCGATATGCTGCTAGACAATCTTTCGATCATCTACCGCGACTTGCGGAGAACCTGATCCGCTTCATTGGACTTCTGGAGAAACTCATTTACAGCCTGCGCTGCGCCTTGCTGCCAACGACAGAGAACTTCGTCCTTTGTGTTGGCGCTATCGCGATACAGGTCTTGCAGTGAATCCTCCAACCAAGAGCGGATGGTCTCAAACTGACTGTTCCCCTTCAATGAAGAAAGGGCATTCAAAACTTGCTGTGATGGTCTGGCCAGCATTAAATCAGGCCAGCGCGTTTGGCTTGCGCTTTTTCCATCGCGGACAGTGTTTCGCCGCGATCCATCTTTGACTGAAGGTATTTTGTACCAGCGTCTGTCATTTTTTTGTCAACTGCTCGCAAGGCGTCACCAATAGATGGGCCTGCTTGTCTTTGACCGCGAACAATGTTTCCTTCTTTATCTACGGAGCCAAATCCGGGAACAAACTTTGTTCCAGATCGCTTCATGATGCGAGCGGTTTCGTCGCCAGTATCAGTTACGTCATTCATGCGAGCGCCGCGAGATCCGCCAGAAGATCGGAGTTGCTTCTCACGCATCTGTGCAGAAGTCTCTGTTGGTTTGGCTGGTGAGCTAGTGCTGGATACTGAATTCACAGATGCTTTTGCTGCCTTTGTTTTTTTCGCTGGGGCAGGAGCTGGGGCAGGAGCTGGGCCAGTCTCAACTGGAGTAGCCTGAATTTCTGTCTTGCTCTCTGTCTCTGTTGGCTTGACCATGTAATCAGAGATCTGACGACGAGGCTCTTCTGATGCTGCTGGCATCTGTGCGCCACCAGACATGGCTTGCTTCTTGGCCATATCCGATGCGGACATGCCAGAGTCGCCAGTGATGTTGTCAGCGGAAGCCTTCTCTTTTGGAGAGAAGAAAGATTTGATTGAGTCGGCAGCAGAGCGCAGGCGCTCCATGTTCTTCTCGCCTTGCTCCATGCGCTTTGCATAATCCTCATCGGACATAACGCCACCACGCACCATGCCGCCGTCAGCGAACTTGCGAACGACTGGCTTAGCCACAGGCTTCGGTGCTTGGGGCATGTTGCTGTTGGCCGCGCCGATCTTGCTGTGCAGGCTGGACATGCCGACCTTCAGCTTGGAGTGCATAGTTGATGGGCCAGTGGCAGCGCCACCTTTTGCAAAGCTCTTGTTCTGCCAATCTGGTTTCATTTCTGTTCCTTCAGCTTATTGATCTGTTCCTTGATCTTGGCGACCAAAGCCTTGGCCTGCTCAACAATCTTGGTAATCATTTTCCGGCCTTCATGCACTTGCCCATAGCCGCGCACTTCTTGGGGGCTGGGCAACCAGCGCAGGGCTTGAATGCCTTGCCGCCATTCGCCATCTTCATGCCGTACTCTTTGGCTTCAGACATCATGATCTTCTTGGAAGCGCCGCCCTTTTTCAAGGCTGCCATTTCTTTCTTGGCGTGGCCCTTGCCTTCTTCTTTCATGGCCTTGCCACCATTGGCGTAGCCTGCGGGGATCATGCCCTTCTTGGCGGGTTTCTTGGTCATCATGCTGAGACTCCTTGTTGGGGTTGTACTGTGTTCATGGGAGGAGGCGCAGTGTCTCCAGCCACGTTGGTTTCTTGCGGCGCGGCGATCTGCGGCATCGAAGCCTGAAGCTGTTGCATCGCGGCTTGGATCTGTTCCTGCTTGAACTTCAACATCTCCGAAGAAGGAACCAGCTTGTCTGTGTCCATCTGCAAACCTGTTGCGGTTTCGCGCATGAGGTATGCAGCGCCCTCTGGGCCAACGATCTGCAAGGCAACCTGATTGCTCAAGACCAAGTTCAGGAATTCGTTGCGACGAACTTGAATCTGTTCCTTGGCCACCAGACCCATCGCGCCCTTGGCCACAACCCGGAAGTCACCCTTGATGTAGGGGTCAGGGTTGTAGATCATGTTGTGGACGTAGAAGCGGGTAACAACCATTACAACTACGTCATCAATGGTAGTGACCGCTGACTTAATGCCCTTGGCTGCGTTGTCCATCAGCATGGACAGGCCAGAAGCTGTGCGGCCTGCGCCGGAAGCACCTGAGCCTGAGCCGTAGATGTAGTTCGGGATGCCCGTCACTTCATCGGCCTGCTTGGCGAACTGGTTGTAGATGCCCATCAACTCAGCAGCCTTCATCTCAGGCATGAAGAAGCGGACACCGGGCTGACCGCCACCCGTCTTGTCGGACGTGGTTTGCCAGATCTTCCAAGGGTACATCTGGGTTACGTCCTCGCCATCGGCCAGACGGTCAACAGCTACCTCGACCTGCGGGCCAGAGCCGATGCCCATGTTGTTGGCCAGCGCACGAGAGGCGGCGTTACACATGATTTGCACATCGCGCATGTTCTCTGGCAGACCCATACCCCAGAAGGCTCCGGGGATGGTGCGCCAAGAAGCGATCTCGTAGGGACGCTCGCCCAATGGATCAGGATTCAAGACCACCTTGATGGTGAAGCCAGCCACTTGCCAAGCATTCACTTCATAGACTTGGTTCGGCTTGACATCCTTCATGCCCCACTGAATGAGCATGTCGCCCATGACAGGCCCCCAGAACTCCAGTGCTTCGATCAGGTGATCGTTGTGCATCTGGGAGTTCATCTTGCCTTCGAGGTCATCCCGCTGCTGGTCGCCGTACTCGTTGTAGCGGTAGCCAGTCCGAGCGTAGCGGATGATCACTTGGTCGATGTCGGCATCAGAGTAGCCGGGGACACCCTTCATGGATTCCAGAGTCTTGGCCGTCAGGCGGTGACGCTGGAGCAGGAAGCCATCATCCACGCCCATTGAGTTGGCGCTGGGGAAGATGTCGTAAGGGGACACACGCTCCACTTCACGGATCATGTCATTCAAGACGATGGGCGTGAAGTTTGGCCCCCATTGGAGACGCTTCTTCTTGCGGACAGAAGGGCCTTTCAGGATGGCGGTAGGGTAGGTCACGAAGTCGTCGATGAAGTCCTGCATGGCAGGCTTAAAGCGGCCAGTGTCCAGTTGATCTTGGATGACCTTGGCCATGCGCTCGGCGGTGGCCTTGGCCTCCTCCTTGACACGCAGGGCGATCATGTCGTGGACTTCTGTCATCCGGCGGCGGAACGCTTCGGGATGCAGTTGCTCTCCGGCTTGGACGTAGGCTTCCGCTTCTGTCCGAACGAAGTCAACGATTGACAGGCGGACTTCAGGAGGAATCTGTGGTTCTTGCGAAGGCACGAGATCGAACGGGCGCTCAGCTTGGAGCATCACGTCCTGAATCCACGACTTGGCAGCCGAGC